TTAAAATCAAACTACAAAGATTATTTAAATGAGAATGGAAGAATTATCTTGCCAGTTACATTTAACTATTTGTAAATTAATTTTTACTATCTTTGTCCAATAAATGTTTAACAATTTAAATTTAATACAATGGCAAAAAATTTGACAGAAGAAGAATTAAAAAGTATTCAAGATATAAATCAAAGATTTATGAATACTAAAGTAGCAATTGCAGACGCAGTTGTAAGTCAAACTAAAATGATAGATGCATTAGACACTATACAAGCAGAGTTTAGAGATTTAGAAAAAGGACTCACAGAAAAGTATGGAGAGAATGCTACTATTGATTTAAGAACTGGAGAAGTAAAAGATCCTGAACCAGTTGAAGAGAAAGAAGAAAAGAAAAAGTAAATGGCAAGAATAAGTAACACATCTGCATATCCAAATATTGTAGCTCCAACTATTACAGATTATTTAGTTTTAACTGATCAATCAGATAATTTAGTAACTAAAAGTTGTACATTAGGAGACTTACAAAATTTATATGGAGTAGATACTTTGGTTGCTCATGTTCAAGTTAATTCTGCTGAACAATTACTATTATCAACAACACCTAAAGAGTTAATTGCAGCTCCAGGAGCTAACAAAGTTATTGATGTAATGGATGCGGCTATCTATGTAGATGCTGGTTCAAGTGCATATAACTATGGAAATAACTTAGTTGTAAAGAATGGTAATGCATATGATTTGTTTTCTATCACTGCTCAGACCGCAAACTTTGCTACAGATATTGTAAAAAAGTTTCAAATTGCTACAGGGGTATTACCACAAAATACAGCAGTCACTTTGAACACAGCCGCAAACCCAACCCAAGGTAATGGTGTGCTTTACTTAAACTTATTTTACAGAGTTCTCAATATTGGAACTTCATTTTAATTAAATGGACATACGAAAAATATCTATAGGAGCAGACTATAAGTCTGGAGCAATGCATTATATTGTCGGACAAGAAGTCTTGGGAGGCAAGTATGCAATCCATTTAATACAACAAGAATCAGAGTCATATAAAATTTGGATTATAAAAGGCGAAGAAGTTTTGCTTTGGAAAGAGTTCAAGTATACTATGCCTGTATCGTTGGAATACAATATACACTTTTAATGAAGTCTCCTTTTTCTTTTATAGTATCTCCTATTAATGATAGAAGGTATAACAATATTAAAAAAATTGGAGATGTCGATTTTATAACAAGTACATCTGAAGAAGACCATAAATCATCTAATAGATTTGCAACAGTTAAAGCAACTCCAATAAATTATAAAGGTGAAATACAAGTTGGTGATACCTTAGTTGTTCACCATAATGTATTTAAATTTTATAATGATATGTATGGTAGAAGGCAAAGTGGAAGAAGTTATTTTAGAGATGATTTGTTTATTGTTGATAACGATCAGTTTTTTCTATATAAAAAAGATGGTGTATGGAGAGGACATGACAAATATTGTTTTGTAAAACCATCTGAAAAAAAAGAAAGCTTTATAGAAAAAGGTGGTAGCATCGAACCTTTAGTTGGTGTTATTAAATATATTAACAAAGAACTTGAAGACTTAGGTCTACAAGTCGGTGATGAAATAGCCTACCAACCTGATAGTGAATATGAATTTATAATTGATGATGAAGTATTATACAGAATGTATACTTCACATATAACTTTAAAACTATAATGGAAACAAGAGATATTAAGTTAGAAATTATAAAAGCAGGTGAAAGAGCTGTAAGACAACTAATTAAAGTTGCAAAAGAAGAAATAATCAAACCAGATCCCGAGGATGAGTTAGCAGCAGATAGATTAAAAAATGCTGCGGCTACTAAAAAATTAGCCATCTTTGATGCTTTTGAAATACTCAAAAGAATAGAAGATGAAAAATTATTATTAGAAGGTAATGAAGTTACAAAAACAAAAACACCTCAAGGATTTGCAGAATCAAGGTCAAGATAGTTTATATACTATCATAAAAGATGTTGTTCCAAAAAATGTTATGTCTCGCAAAAATAAAGCACGAGCATGGCAACCTGGGTATAATGAAAAGTATGATATAGTAGTTATATCTAATGATGGCACTATTGGTGATATATATGACATCAATCATGTAAAGATAGCTTTACCCTCTACCCCAAAACTTACTTCTAAGTTAGAAAAAACTAAACAGTATTGGAAACCAAAAGAATATCCTAAAGAACTTAAAAGAGTACAGACTATATTTCAGTGGCATGAAGCACCACCTCAGTTTAAAAATAAATGGGTGGATTATATTGAAACAGAGTTTGATAGAAGAGAACAAGGATATTGGTTTTTAAATAATGGCATCCCTACTTACATAACAGGCACACATTATATGTATTTACAGTGGACTAAAATTGATGTAGGACATCCTGATTTTAGAGAAGCTAATAGAATATTTTATATATACTGGGAAGCATGTAAAGTAGATAAAAGAAGTTTTGGTATGTGTTATTTAAAAATAAGAAGATCAGGTTTTTCTTTTATGAGTTCTTGTGAAGGAGTTAATACCGCAACTATTTCTAAAGATTCAAGAATAGGTATACTTTCTAAAACTGGAGCTGATGCAAAAAAAATGTTTACTGATAAAGTTGTACCTATATCAAACAACTATCCATTCTTTTTCAAACCCATACAAGATGGTATGGATAAACCAAAAACAGAATTAGCATATAGAGTTCCTGCATCAAAGATTACAAAGAAGAATATGTATGATCAAGGTGAAGAAGAATTAGAAGGATTAGATACTACTATAGACTGGAAGAATACATCTGACAACAGTTATGATGGAGAAAAGTTACAATTATTATTACACGATGAAAGTGGTAAATGGGAAAAGCCTGAAAATATTTTAAATAACTGGAGGGTTACTAAAACTTGTTTGAGATTGGGTAGTAAGATTATAGGTAAATGTATGATGGGCTCAACATCAAATGCATTAGACAAAGGTGGTAATAACTTTAAACAATTATTTTATGATTCTGATCCTAAAAAACGAAATGCTAATGGGCAGACTAAAAGTGGATTATATAATCTATTCGTACCTATGGAATGGAATATGGAAGGGTTTATAGATAGATATGGTATGCCAGTTTTACATAATCCTGAAACTTATGCGGTCGGAATAGATGGAGAAAACATTTATCAAGGAGCTATAGACTATTGGGAAAATGAAGTTGAGTCATTAGCTATTGATCCTGATGCATTAAACGAATATTACAGACAATTTCCTCGTTCTGAATCACATGCATTTAGAGATGAAAGTAAACAATCATTATTTAATCTTACTAAAATTTATCAACAAATTGATTATAATGATTCATTAATAATAAAACACCATGTAGTTCAAGGTAGCTTTCATTGGAAAGATGGCATACAAGATACCAAAGTAATTTGGACTCCAAACACAAGAGGCAGATTTTTTGTATCTTATATTCCGAAACCCGAACAACAAAACAGAGTTATTACTAAGAATGGAAGAAAACTTCCTGGTAATGAACACTTAGGTTCGTTTGGGTGTGACTCGTATGATATTTCAGGAGTGACAGTGGGTAGTGGTTCTAATGGAGCATTACATGGTATGACAAAGTTCAATATGGATGATTGGCCAAGTAATCACTTTTTTTTAGAATACATAGCTCGACCTCAAACTGCTGAGATATTTTTTGAAGAAGTCTTGATGGCATGTGTTTTTTATGGTATGCCAATATTGGTTGAAAACAACAAACCTCGATTACTTTATCATTTTAAGAATAGAGGCTATAGAGGTTTTAGTTTAAATAGACCAGATAAAACATTTAATAAACTATCTAAAACTGAAAGAGAATTAGGAGGTATACCAAACACATCTGAAGATGTAAAACAAGCTCATGCATCTGCAATTGAGTCTTATATAGAAAAACATATAGGTTTAGATATGGAGGGTACTTTCCGAGAAAAAGATGATATGGGTATGATGTATTTTCAGAGAACATTAGAAGACTGGGCTAAGTTCGATATTAACAATAGAACAAGGTTTGATGCAGCTATAAGTAGTGGGTTGGCCATCATGGCAAATCAAAAACACTTATATACTCCGACAAAAGAAAAGTCAAAAATTAGCATTAACTTTGCAAGGTATAACAACAAAAGTTCAGTAAGTCAATTACTTAATAGATGAAGAAGGTAAATATAGATATTAAGGCTGCTGCATTTCCAGATCAATTTGTTTCTGATTCCGAAAAAGCTACAGTAGAATATGGGTTACAAGTTGGACAAGCTATACAGTACGAATGGTTTCGTAGAGATAGTAACACTTGTAGATTTTATAGCCAATGGGCAGAGTTTAATAAATTAAGACTCTATGCTCGTGGAGAGCAGTCTATTGCTAAATATAAAAACGAATTAGCAATAGATGGAGATTTATCTTATCTTAATTTAGATTGGACACCAGTTCCTATTATTCCTAAGTTTATTGATATTGTAGTTAATGGAATGCAAGATCGTATGTTTAAAGTAAAAACATATGCTCAAGACGCATTGTCTGCAGAAAAAAGAAGTCAGTTTCAAGAAATGGTTGAAGGAGATATGTTGGCTAAACCTATCTTATCACAAATGACTCAAGACTTTGGTATTGATGTATTCAATGTTCCAGAAGAAGAATTACCTGAAACTGGAGAAGAGCTCGAGTTGTTTATGAATTTAAAATATAAACCTGCAATAGAAATAGCTTGTGAAGAAGCAGTCAATACGTTGATGGCTGAAAATCATTATGATGATATTCGTAAAAGAGTTGACTATGATATGGCGACTTTGGGTATCGGAATAACTAAACATGAATTTTTACCAGGACAAGGTGTAAAGATAGATTATGTTGATCCAATCAATGTGGTATATAGTTACACTGAAGACCCATACTTCAAAGATTGTTTTTATTGGGGTGAAATCAAAACAGTACCTATAGGTGAATTAATTAAAATTGATCCTTCATTAACTAATGAAGATTTAGAGGAAATATCTAAATATAGTCAATCGTGGTATAATTATTATCAAACCGCACAGATGTATGAAAACAGTATGTTTTATAGAGACACTGCAACTTTGATGTATTTTAATTATAAAACCACTAATTCATTTGTATATAAAAGAAAACGTCTTGCTGATGGTACATATAAAACTGTAGAAAAAGATGATCAGTTTAATCCTCCAGTAGAGATGCAAGAAGAAGGACAATTCGAAAGAGTTGAAAAAAAGATTGATGTATGGTATGAAGGCGTAATGGTAATGGGTACAAATATTATTTTGCAATGGCAAATGATGGAGAATATGGTAAGACCAAAATCTGCAAATCAATTTGCTATGCCAAATTATGTAGCTTGTGCACCAAGAAGTTACAAAGGCGTAATGGAATCGTTATGTAAAAGAATGATACCTTTCGCTGACTTGATTCAAGTTACTCATTTAAAAATACAACAAGTAGTTGCAAGAGTCGTACCTGATGGTGTATTTATTGATGCCGATGGTTTAAATGAAGTAGACTTAGGAACTGGACAAGCCTATAATCCTGAAGATGCGTTGCGATTGTATTTTCAAACTGGTAGTGTTGTAGGTAGAAGTTACACTGGAGATGGTGAATTTAATAATGCAAGAGTTCCTATTCAACAGTTGACTGCAAACAGTGGTGGTGGAAAACTACAAATGTTAATCGGCAACTATAATCATTACTTAGATATGATTCGAACTGTTACTGGTTTGAATGAAGCAAGAGATGGTTCTCAACCAGATCCAAACTCATTAGTTGGTGTACAAAAGTTAGCCGCACTTAATTCTAATGTAGCTACAAGACATATATTAGATGGAAGTTTATTTATTGCAAGAAGAATGGCAGAGTGCTTAACAATAAGAACTGCTGACATTTTAAAGTATGCAGATTTCAAAGATGAGTTTGCTATGCAAATAGGAAAATATAATCTTGCAATATTAGAAGATATAAAAGATTTATATATCTATGATTTTGGTGTGTTTATAGAACTTGCTCCTGATGAAGAGCAAAAAGCAATGTTAGAACAAAACATTCAAATGGCATTATCAAAAGAAAATATTAGTTTAGAAGATGCTATTGATATTAGAGAAATACATAATATTAAAATGGCTAATCAATTGTTGAAAGTTAAGAGAAAGAAAAAACAAGAAGCTGAGCAACAACAACAAATGATGCAACAACAAATGCAGGCCCAACAAGCTATGCAACAACAACAAGCTGCAGCAGAGATTGCAATGCAGAAACAAAAAATGGAGACTGAAGGTAAAATTGCAGTAGAACAAGCTAAGATACAGTATGAAATACAAAAGCTTACTGCAGAGAAAGAACTTAAATTAGCTCTAATGGCGGAGGAGTTTCAATATAATATGCAACTAAAAGGCATGGAACAAAAAGCTATTGATATTAGAGAAGAGGCTAAGGAGCAAGGTAAGTCAGAAAGAATCAGTCAACAATCTACACAAACATCTAAAATGATTGAACAGAAAAAAAGAGATTTACCTTCTATTGATTTTGAATCAAATGAAGATAGTTTAGATGGTTTTGATATGGCGGAGTTCGATCCAAGATAAGCCCAAAAAATAGAAAAATAAATGTATAACTTTGTAAAAATTAAATTTAATATAATATGGAATTAAAAGTAAGAGCCATAGAAGGCAACGAAAATAAATCGAAAGCTGAAATAGAAGAGCAACTTCTACAAAAGCACGAAGAAGAAACAAAACAAGAAGAGCCACAAGAAGAAAAAGAAGTGGTTGAGGAACAACCTAATAATGAGGTTGAAGAGAAAACTCCCTCATCAGAGTTAAGTGATGAAGACGTTCTTTCTTTTTTGAAGAATAGATATGACAAAGAAATAAATTCAGTTGATGAACTTTTTACAGAAAAAGAAGTAAATGAACCATTACCTGAAGATGTTTCTGCGTATTTAAAGTACAAGCAAGAAACTGGTCGTGGTATCAGTGATTTCTATAATTTACAAAGAGATTACGATGCTATGGAAGATGATGCTGTACTTGCCGACTATATTGCAACCCAAGAAGAAGGGTTAGATG